TCGCGTGACCTTATCCGGCGCGGCGGAGGCATGGTTCAGTCTTACGTCCAGGGCGAAATGGCCCGAGATATGAGCGAAACCGAAGAGGACGGATTCTTGACCGGTAATGGTTCCCAGCAGCCGCTTGGCGTTTTCACGGCCAGCGACGACGGAATCAGCACCTCTCGAGACGTTGTGACCGGCAGTGCGACCAACATGACTGCCGACGCGTTGATTGACGCCAAGATGACCCTTAAGTCGCAGTACCGAAACGGTGGCGGCACGATGGGGCCTCGATGGTTGATGCACCGCGACGTCTTGAAGCTCTGCATGAAGCTGAAGGACGGCAACAGCCGCTATCACCTGTACGAGCCTGCGGGCATCGCTGGGGGTGAAAGCGACACGCTGCTCAACATTCCGATCGACGAGTCAGAGCGAGCACCAAACACGATCAGCAACGGCAACTACGCCGCACTGCTCGCGAACTGGCGCTACTACGAGATCGCCGACGCTCTCGATATGGAGCTGATGCGACTCGACGAGTTGAACGCTCGAACCAATCAGGTTGAGTACATCCTGCGTCGCAAGACGGACGGAATGCCAACCCTCGAAGAGGCTTTCGTGCGAATGAAGTTCAGCACCTAGTCTGAGTGACGAGGACTTCTCACCAAACCACAGAATTCTAGTGAGGTAGAAAAATGAGAGGCGAAAGCGTCCAAGTCAGAAAGGCGTTGGACTACGCGAGCGGCTCGGCAGATCGGGCCGGCGACGCAATCGACATGTCGGGATTCGAATGGTGCTTGTTTGTCACGCATGTCCACTCTGCGGCAGCTGGGGCGACAACAAGCGTCAAGGTGTCCCAGGCAACCACAAGCGGCGGATCGTATGCCGACCTTGAGGGTACGGGCATCTCGATCGCTGACGACGATGACGGTCAGGTCTTTGCCATCTTGATTGTGAAACCGCGAGAGCAGTTTTTGAAGATCAACATGGATAAGGACGCGTCGAACAACGTCGCCGAATCAGCAGTTGCCATCCTTGGTTGTGGCCGAACGGATCAGGCGTTGCAGAACATCACCGACGAATTGACGGTCGAGGTTCATGTGTCGCCTGCCGAAGGCACTGCGTAGGGAGTTGGGATAGATGGGCGTCACAGTAACTAGCCAGCCAGCGGTTGAACCAGTCAGCCTTGATTCGGTCAAGGATCACTTGGGGATTGCTCGCGGCGAACTAGGACACGACGCCCATCTGACCTCGCTCATTAAGGCAGCACGGCTCGCGGCGGAGAAGTACACACGACGGGCATTGATCACGCAAACGCGAAAGCTAACGCTCGATCACTTTCCGGAGTGGCGTATTTACCTGCCGAATCCGCCATTGCAAAGCGTTTCAAGTATCACCTACGTCGACAGCGACGGCGTTACGCAAACCGTCTCATCGTCGCTTTATGACGTTCACACAACGAGCTCGCCCGGTTTTGTTGAACCAGCGTACTCCGAAGTATGGCCGACGCCTCGCGTACAGTCGCAGGCTGTCAACATCACCTACGTCGCGGGATTTGGCGACGCAAAGGATGACATACCCGAGGACATAAAGCAGGCGATTGTATTTCTCGTTGAGTGGTACTTTGACGGCCACGGACTTGTGGGGCCAATGGCACCCGCAGCCAAGAGCTTGCTTTCGATGGCGCAGAGCGGCGCGAGCCACGGATTCTACGGAGTGACGCGGTGAATCGGTTTCGCAAACGACATCGGTTTCGCAAGTTCGCGACGATTGTTCGTGACGCAAGCAATGACGGTGATGAGCAGCCGGACTACAGCGACCACTTCCGCGAGAACGTGCCGTGCAATGTGTTTGACGTGCGGGGTGCTGAGACGTTTCGAGCGCGGCAAATTTCGGCAGAGGTCACGCAAGTTGTGACGATGCGATACGTCGAAGGCTTGCGGCACGACATGAGAATCAATGTCGGCGATCGGCGGCTTAACATCGTCAGCATTTTGGACAAAGACGGGGTAGAGCGTTTCCACGAGGTGGATTGCTCGGAGGTGCGGGAGTAGCCGCAAGATGCCAAGCCTTGAGAGTGAACTGAAAACCTACCTGCTTACCAAGTCAGCCATCACTGATTTGGTCGGTTCAGGAAGCTCGGCACGGATCTTTGAGGATCGACCCAGGCAGAACCGTGATGCGCCCTTCATTGTCATTACGACCTTCGACGGTGTCAGCACCGAGCATATCGGAGGAATCAGCGGTTTGGCACGCAATCGAGTGCAGATTGATTGCCACGGCTCGACGTCAGCGGAAGCGTACACCCTCGCAGAAGCTGTTCGGCTTGCTCCGCTTCAGATGTTTCGCGGAACGATGGGTTCTACCTACGTCAATTCCGTAACGTCTGAATTCGGCTACCGAAAGTTTAGCTACGAGAAAGCAAAAGGCTCAGACACACAGGTTTTCGTTAGGTCGCGGGATTACATCGTTTTCTACCAAGAAGCTACTAGCGTTTAGGTGCAGCGAAGTGCTTCGCCGCATATGCAGTGATGTTGCCGGCGCGAATTCAGGAATGCAAATAGCGGGGGTTTGTCTTCGATGTCAGTAATGAAGCGAATCTATGGGAGCACTAGACGGTCGAGGTTTAGTTCGCGAAATCGCAACAATGCCGTTTTTGGAGGTGTAAGCAGTAACGGCGTTGAGTTTTCAGTCGCATTAAAAGGTGTGCAGGAAGCACAAGCGGCAATTCGCGCATTCCATCCCATACTGCAAAAAAAACTAATGCGTAGAGCGGCGCGCAAAGCCGCAAAGGTCGTGCATCGCCGAGCGATTGACTATGCACCTGTCGACACAGGAGACCTCGAGGAATCTATCAAAGTTCGATCGATCAAGCGTTCCAAATACAAGGTCGGCGCTTCGGTCGTGATTGGCGACGGTTTCTATCAAGGCAAGCAGTTCTACGGGGCCTTCATTGAGTTCGGTGCACCTGGGCATATGACGTTTGGTAAAGGCGAGTCGCCACTAGAGCCAGATCCATTCCTGCGACCAGCGGCGGACGATAGCGAAGACGAGGTCAGGCAGGTCTACACCCAGACTCTGCGACAGATCATCAATGAAACGAAGGTGAAGCAGTCCCAAGGACTGATTGACGACAAAGGCAAGCGAGTCAAATAAGGAGCTCGATCCATGGCAGATACAGGGAACAGTTCGACGATTGCCTTTGGTAGCTCGTCGTTTTCAGCCAACGTGTACTTGATCGGTGCAACGGAGCAAACCCGCGAACCGCTCGAGGATACCCACCTTGGCATTACTGGTGAGAAGACTTACATCGCTGATGACTTGATTGAGCCCGGCCAGTTTGAGCTTGAGTTTGAATGGGACCAGTCATTCAGCAATTTTCCACCAATCAGCGCAGCGGCTGAAACCATAACGATCACCTACCCATTGAAATCGGGTGAAGGTACAGCAGCAACGTTGGCTGGTACTGGGTTTTTGATTTCGTCCAGCGGCCCATCGGTTGAAAACGGAACCATCATGCGTGGCTCTGCAACCGTTAAATGGGATGGCAAGACTGGACCTACCTACACGGCAGGCAGTGCTTAATGTTTCAGTTTCAGTTGAAGCCACACCCAGCGAGAGTTGAGGTGCATGGCAAGTTGGTTCCACTCATTGATGATGTTCAAACCATCTATGTGAAAGATGAGGAGCTAGGCCGCTTTATTCAGTGCGGGTATTGCGGCAAGGAACCAGGGCGACCAGTAACACTTACCAGGCACTATCCAGAAGTCTTTGTTCGGGCAGTTGAGGCCTTTGTAAACGAAGAGGTGGGGAAACCCAAAGCGGTAGCAGTGCCACCAGAGGAGCTAAGCACGGATGGTGACGACTAAAGAGCAGCTAAAGAGCTTGGCAAAGCGTCGGATTGCCAATGTGGAGATTGAGGGTGAAACCTTCTACCTCCGCTCATTGAACGGCAAAGAGCTGGTCGCGTTTGTTGGTAAGCACCAGAACAACCCCAATGAAGCTGAGGCCGCTTTTGAGATTGTCAGCTTGTGCTTGTGTGATGAGAACGGTGGCCCCTTCTGCGACGATGCAGAAGGTATTGCCCTGATTCAAGAGCTTGAACTGGCGATCTTGTTACCACTCGCGGTTAAGTGCCGTGAGCATTGCAAGCTAGACGAGCAAGCACAGGTGAAGCTGATAAAAAACTGAAGAAGCGCCCGCTACGGTGGTTGGCCTACTGGTTAGCTAAGGAGCTCGGGCGCGTGAATGTGGATGAGATGTTGGAAGAGATCGACGGGGCGCAGCTCATGGAATGGGTCGCCTTCTTGTCGATTGATCCCGAAGAGATGCAGAAGCAGCGGCAAAGTGCTAAGGCGTTCGAGCAGATAGCGGGGGCGAGATATGGCAACAATAGCTGAGCTTGCAGTTAATGTTGTGGCGAAGACCGGCGGTATGCAGCGAGGCCTGCAACAAGCCGAAGGATCGCTCACGCGGTTTTCGTCGATGGCTAAGGGGATTGCTTCAGGAATCGCGGCTGCATTCTCGATCGTTGCCGTTAAAAAGCTAATCACGGATTTCGCTGCTCTAGGTGATCAACTCGACAAGATGAGTGCCCGAACTGGCGTTGCGGTTGAATCACTGTCCGCGCTTGGGTTTGCTGCCGAGCAATCCGGGGCAGACATCGAGACGCTCGAAAAGGGTTTCTTTGGCCTATCGCGTGCCGTGTTTGATTTTGGTCGAGGGTCGGCAGAAGTTACCGACGCATTTGATCAGCTTGGCTTGAGCTTTGAGGAGATTGAACGACTGAGCCCTGAGCGGCAGCTTATGGCCATCGCGGATTCATTGCAACAGTTCGAAAACGCGAGCACGCGGGGTGCGATTGCTCAGAAGATCTTCGGGAGATCAGGGCGGCAACTGTTGCCATTGCTTGCCAATGGTTCCGATGGCATCAAGGAGTTGACCGACGAGGCCAAAGAGCTTGGCATTACCTTGACTTCTGAAGACGCAAAGGCAGCGGCTGAGTTCACTGACGCAATGAATCGGCTTATGAAGTCGCTGCGAGCTGTAGGGACACAGATAGCGAAGGTGGTCACGCCATGGCTCACAAGACTCGCCGATATGTTCACGTCGCTGGGGCCGATGCTGCAAAAGGTCGTTGTCGGAGTAGGGCTGTTCGGCACTGGCCTAGCAGTGGCTGCGCCCGCAATCTCAATGATGATTAACCTCGTTCAGAGCCTGACGAAGGCCTACAAAGCATTGGCAGTTGCGCAGGCAGCTTCCAACGTCATCCCCGGCAAGGGAGGCGGGAAAGTTGGGCTTGCGGCTAAAGGGGCAAGGGCTGGTGTCGGTGGGCGACTTGCAGGAGCGGGCGCAGGATTTGGGCTAAGTGGCCTTGGCGGGCTTGGCTTGAGTGCTGGCACGCTCGCAGCAGCGGGAGCAGGGGCGGGAATCGGGGCCGGAATGGGAATCGCTGGGTTTGCCATTCTTGATGACTGGGCTAAGCGTGGGTTTCACACCATCACCGCCGATGAGCGGGCCATGAATCGACTCGGTAGCACTATCAAAGGGATGGCAGTAACCGACACAGTGAAGATTGGCGCTAGTGGTGGTTTCAGTGGCGGAACGCTCATCAGGCTCGGCAAGAAGCAAAACGAAGAACAGATTACAAGCAACTCGCTCATGCGACAGCAAAACGAGATTCTTGAAGGAATCCGGCAGCAGGGCCTGCGGGCCGAGTCAAACGACAAGCCTCGAATCGGTTTAGCAGCGGGGTTCTAACGTGGCTGTAAGCAATATCCAAGAAAGAGAATTCATCGACGGTGAGTTCAATCAAGAGGAATTCAGCTACACGGTTCTGTATCAATGCACAACCGACAGGAACGACGGCCCCGACGTTGTGCGTCGAGATCCATTTTTCAGGATCGGGAAAACGTACAGCTTCGGAAACGATAGTAACCCAGCAGCGCGGCTAGAGTCAGTTCGGCCAAAGTTGCAGAGCAAGGACAACCGTTCTCAGTGGCTTGTAACGTGCATGTTCAGCACGAAACAAGAAGAGACGGAGCCAGACGACCCGAATAGGCCTAGCTCAACAGATCAGCCACAGACGCCAGGCGACTTTGAGTATGACAGTCTTGAACTGAGATTCACCCGCGAATCAGAGTTGATGACTCGAGCGAAGTGGATCACGACGGGGATACAAGACAACGATGGCTACAGAGAGGGAATCTTTGACCGTCTTGGAGATAAACTGTCCGCCTACACAGGCGTTCCGTTGAATTCGGCGTTGCAGCCCATTGAGCCCCAACCGATGCGGAGCCGAACGCTTACCGTCTTCAGGTCTAACGTAAAGGTGTCCGCAGGCACTTGGCTTGACGATATCTCCGCGCTCGTCGGAAAGATCAACCGCGAGCCCTATGAGATCAAATCCCCTGCGAGCGTTTGGAAGAAGACCTTCCCCAAGCACACGCTTCTGCTTGACGATGTGAGTCACCAGCCGATCAATGCTGAGAACCAAGGTTGGGTGATGTTCACGCTGGACTTTGTTTACGATCCGCGTGGGCACTACCTATTTGCTTCAGATATTGGGACAGCAGTTACTAACGATCGAGAAGAGCCAGAAACGCTTGGAACTGACTCGGGACGCCTGCCATACGACCACGCGATTGCAGACAACCTAGAGACGATTCGAGACGAAACAGGGGCCGCACTTGCCCAACCAGTGAAACTTGACGGCAAGGGCGGAATTCTACTAGCGACAAACCCTTCAACCATCATCCAGAAGTATTTGGAGGATGTTGACATTGAGGGTGACTTTGGAGAGCTGCCAGACCTAGGCGCTTAAGCAAGGAGTGAAGAATGGCGGTTAGAACCTGGGAAGGTAGTGATAACAGCACGCCCTATGACTGGTCAGTTGCTGGTAATTGGGCGGAAAACTCAGTTCCTGTTAGCACTGACGAGGTGGTTATCCCTGCTGGAAGTCAAAAGATTACAGCCGGCTTAAATCAGTCAGCAGTTACGCTTGCTGGATTGGCGGTTGAGCGTGGCTATGACCAAGACATTGCTGCCGCCGATGGAATGCTGCAAATTGCACTGTCAGGCAAGGCAACCATCGAAACAAGTGGCGGCCAGCAGTGGTTTGACTTTGGTTCGAGCAACCAAGACGTTGAGGTGTTGGGTACAGGATCTGCATCGACCGGCCAACGTGCAGTGAACATCATCGGCACCAACCTTGATGTTGTGAGTGTGCTTGCCGGCAGCGTTGGGATTGCAACCCAACCAGCAGACAGCACCACCGTCGCTACCGTGCGGATTCTGGGCGGCACTATTTGGGTTGGGGATAACGTCACCCTAACAACTCTCAATCTCTACGACGGCAACGCGCTGCAGCAATGCGCCAGTACGACAACAACCGTTTATGGCGGAACGTTGACCACCAAGGGCAGTGGGACAGTCGCCACACTGAACACCTACGCAGGTACGGCATACCTCAACAGTGTTGGAACGATTACTACGCTCAACGCTTACGGAGGCAATGTCGATTTGAGCAGGAGCGGTTTACCGAGAACGGTAACGACGCTCAATGCAAATGCTCAAAACAACTTGACGCTTGAGCTAGATCCGAATGT